CGCGGCATCCATTAAGGAATGGGGCTGGACGGTTCCAGTTTTAATCGAAGCCGACGGCGGCTTGATCGCAGGTCACGGACGTTTTGCACGCATGATGGAACTCGACCCCAAATATTGCGACGTAATCATTCAGCGCTGGCAGGAGTGCACAGGCCAGACAGCAACGCTAGAGGCCACAGGCCAGACATACGACGAGATGCAATCTGAGAGAATGGCGGCGTAAAATGCGCGGACCTAAACCAACGCCGACCAACATTAAAAAGCTGACAGGCAACCCCGGCAAAAGGCCACTGCGAAAAAATGAGCCCAAGACACGCAGCCGAAAGCCAACGGCACCCACACATCTAAGCGAAGACGCTGCAACTGAATGGGCAAGAGTTGAGCGGGAACTTGACGCGGTTGGCATTCTTAGCGGCTTAGATCGTGGCGCACTTGGCGCATATTGCCAAGCCTACGGACGATGGGCGCAAGCGGAACGAGCGCTGGCAAAAATGACAAACCAAGCTGACGGGCTAATCATCAAGACGGTAAGCGGAAACATGATTCAAAACCCGTTGGTAGGAATTGCGAACAAGGCAATGAGCGACATGGTGCGCTACGCTGCAGAGTTTGGCATGACGCCTTCGGCAAGGTCGCGGGTCAAGGTAGACGACGAGCCGGACGATCCGGCAGATGAGTTTATAAATTGACAGACCCCGTAACAGCATATGCGAAAGCGGTAGAGGCTGGCGACATTGTTGCTGGTCCACACGTTCGGGACGCGGCACGGAGACACCTTGATGATATGGTGACGGGCAAGGATCGGGGTTTGTACTTTGACCATGAAGCGGCGGATCGGTTCTTTAGGTTTTGCAGCACGGTTTTGCGATTGTCTGAAGGCCAGTTTGACGGCGTTGCTTTTGAGTTAGAACCATCGCAGAAATTCATCTGCGGTTCGCTGTTCGGATGGAAGTGGATCAAGACGGGCAAGCGACGGTTTCGTAGGGCCTACATTGAAATGGGCAAGGGCAACGGTAAGGCATTGGCGCTTGATACCCCTATACCGACGCCAACAGGCTGGACTAATATGGGCTCGTTGGTCTCTGGCGATGAGGTTCTAGGCAGCGACGGGAAGCCGTGCCGTGTATTGCAGGCGCATCCCGTTTCTTTTAACCGAGATTGTTACGAAGTTGAGTTTGACGACGGCGCGATTGTGGTGGCGTCGGCTGAACACCTTTGGGAGACCGAACACCGCAGGCCAAAGCCGGGCGGCAAAACGATCAAGACGACACTTGAGATTGCCGAAACTTTGCGAAACGCAAACGGAAAATATCAGTCGGCCAACCACAGCGTTTCACTCTGTGGCGCTCTTGACCTGCCCTACTTGGATTTTACAATTCCGCCATATGTCTTGGGGGCTTGGCTTGGTGATGGTGATAGTGATAGTGACTGCGCGCGACTGACGTGCGCATATGACGATACCCAAATCGTAGAAGAGATTGCAGATTGTGGTCAGCCTGTGTTTGAGCAGAAGCGGCATTCGAACACAGCTGGCCGCTATTCACTTAGCGAGGGTCGCGGCGTTCGCGGCAACACACTTATGGAGCGGCTTCGCGGCCTGTCCGTCTTGGGAAATAAGCACATCCCCTCGGCTTACCTGCGGGGGGCAAGGCAGCAACGCTTGGCGCTCCTTCATGGGCTGATGGACACTGACGGAACCGTAGCAAAGACAGGGCAGTGCGAATACACCTCGACCAATAAGAATCTGGCATGCGGCGTTCTTGAGTTGGCGGTATCTCTTGGCTTGAAAGCGACCATGATCACGGGGCGTGCCATGCTATACGGCAGGGACATTAGCGCGAAATATCGCGTTTGTTTCTTCGCCCCTTGGGATGTCCCTGTCTTCAAGTTGGCCCGAAAGGCAGCAAGGCAGGCGCAAACACACACTCGGCGTAGGCTATCGTCAGATCGGCGCATTGTCGGCTGCCGCCCCATTGCTCCGGTTGCTGTACGTTGCATAACGGTTGACGCGCCAAACAGCATGTTTCTTTGTGGCCTTGGAATGATCCCTACGCACAACTCACCAATGGTCGGCGCTATCGGTCTCTATGGCATGGTGTCGGACGGCGAGGCGGGCGCACAGATCTACGCGGCGGGCGCAACCAAAGAGCAAGCGGGCATTTTGTTTCGCGATGCTGTTGGCATGGTGGACAAGGCACCGGCGCTAGACAAGGCAATTAGACGCAGCGGCGGACCGGGCAGGGAATACAACCTAGCACACATTAAAAGCGGTTCGTTCTTTCGGCCCGTATCTAGAGAGACAAAGAAAACAGGTTCCGGCCCTCGTCCACACTTTGCACTGTGCGATGAGGTCCACGAACACCCAGACGGCGGCGTCATTGAAATTCTTGAACGTGGTTTTAAGTTTCGCGAACAGCCTTTGCTGGTTATGATTACAAACAGCGGTTCGGATCGTCAGTCAATTTGCTGGGACGAGCGAAAGCACGCGGTAAAGGTCGCGGCGCAAGATACAGACGACGACACAACGTTTTCGTATGTTTGTGCGTTAGATGACACTGACGAAGCCTTTGACGATCCGACATGCTGGATTAAAGCCAACCCGTTGATAGGCGTGACGATCACAGAGGAATATTTGGCGATCCAAGTAAAGCAGGCCAGAGACATTGCGGCCAAGGCAAACGGCATTCGTCGCCTGCACTTCTGCGAATGGACGGACGCGGAAAGCGCGTGGATCAGTCGGGCGATGTGGGAAAGCATCGAAGATCACACCCTGGACATTGAGCAGTTTAAGGGCAAGCGTTGCTTTGCTGGCCTCGACCTTTCGGCCAAGGCCGACTTGACGGCCAAGGCATTGATATTTGAGGACGGCGCGGCGGAGGACGGCAAACCAATGTTTGCGGCGTTCGTTCACGGGTACACGCCAGCCGATACAATGAAGGCGCGGGCAGAAAAGGACGGGGCACCCTATGATTTGTGGGCTGACGCGGGCTTCATAACGGCAACACCTGGAGCAAAGACGCGGCTTGATTTCGTTGCGCAAGACTTGATTGATGACTCTGATGCGTTTGACTTGGATTTCGTTGCATATGATAACTATTTGATTGCTGATTTTGAGACGGTTCTCGGCGATATGGGTGCAAGCCTGCCGATGTTGGATCATCCGCAAGGTTGGGCCAAGCGAAAGCGCGAAGCACCGGACGGATCAGAGGTTACTTTATGGATGCCGGGGTCTGTTGACGAGTTGGAAACGCTTATTCTTGAGGGGCGCATTCGCGTGCATGTAAACCCCGCTTTGCGGTCTGCGGTATCATCGGCAACATTCGACAAGTCGCCATCGGACTTGCGGCGATTTACAAAGCACAAGGCAACGGGTAGAATAGACATGGCGGTCGCTTTAGCTATGGCTGTAGGTGCTGCAACGTCGCGAGATTATGAGGCAGCTCCGACATCCCCTTGGGATGATGAATCGTTCGTTTTGGAGGTTGGTTAATGTTTGGATTTGGTAAGCGTGAAAAGCGGGGGGCGACATTCACGCAATCCGAACAGCGCACAATGATGGAGATTTTCGGCTTGTCCGGCCCTGCTTCCGTTTCAATGGAAGAGGCCCTTGGCGTTCCTGCAGTGTGGGCGGCAATAAATTTCTTGTCTGGCACTATCGCGGGCTTGCCCTTGAATGTTTTTGACGTTGACAGCAAGGGCAACAAAAAGAAGGTGAAGGCCACAAAGATTAATCCTGTCGTCGGCGTGCTGCACGGCGCAGTCAACGACAGCTATTCATCTTTTCAATGGCGCTTTGATATGTTCAACGCGATCTTGACTGAGGGACGGTCGGTCACTTACATCGAACGCGACGCGCGCGGGCAGGCTGTCAACTTGTTTCCTTTGGTTGGCGCTCAAGTCGAGCGCATGGCGGATGGTCGCAAGAGATATAAACACACGGCTGGCAGCGTGACGAGGTTTTACGATCAAGCCGACGTCCTAGATTTGACATTCATGCTGAAAGCCGATCTTTTGAGCCACAGATCACCTCTGCGACAATGCGCGGTTGCGATTGGCAAGGCGGTCAATTCAAACTCGTATGGCTCAAAACTTTTTGCAAACGGTGGGTTGCCCGCGTTTACTTTGCAGGGTCCGTTTGGATCTGAGAAGGCAGCAGGGCGCGCCGCGGCTGACATTGCCAATGCCACCAAAGACGCGGCACGCAAGGGCGCGAACGTCTTGGCAATTCCTCTTGGTCACGAACTAAAGCCTTTAGGCGCTGATCCTGATAAAATGCAACTTGTGCAAACGCAAGAATTTGCAGTCGTAGAGATTGCGCGGGTCTATTCATTGCCGCCAACATTCTTGCAAGACCTATCGCGGGCCACGTTCTCAAACTCCGAGCAGCAAGACCTTCACTTGGTTAAGCACACCTTGAAACGTTGGGTGGAGCAGTTTGAAGCTGAAATGAACCTTAAGCTATTCGGTCGCAATTCTACGCGCTATGTCGAGTTTAACATGGACGGCATTCTGCGCGGTGACTACATAACACGGATGACCGGCAACAGCACAGCCATTCAAACCGGACAATTGACGCCAAACGAGGCACGCAAGCTAGACAATCGCGAGCCATTGGGCGGCGGCGACGTGCTTTACATCCAGGGCGCAACCGTTCCACTGGAAATGTCTGGGCAACAGAAAGAACCAAATGGAAACTGAAAGACGCGGCGGCATCGCAGCAGAAATCCGCGCCGACGATGACGGTATTAAGGTCGAAGGCTATGCGGCTGTGTTTGGTGAGGAGACAGACATCGGCGGCATGTTTCGGGAAGTGATCGAGCGCGGCGCATTCAAAGACGCAATCGGGCGCGATGACGTGGTGTTCCTCATCAATCACGCCGGCCTACCATTGGCGCGCACGCGGTCAGGTACGTTGAGGCTGACCGAGGACGAACGCGGGCTAAAGATCGAAACCACGCTTGACCCTGACGATCCAGACGTGAAATCTATCGCGGGCAAAATGAAGCGCGGCGATCTAGACAAAATGTCATTTGCGTTCCATCCTGACGTTCAAGAGTGGGACGAAAGTGGAGCCACGCCATTGAGGACTATCAAACGCGCATCGCTCCACGATGTTAGCATTGTCACAACGCCCGCTTATGACGGGACAGAAATTGCCCTCCGCAGCTTGGCGGCATCGCGCCCCAGCGAGACGGCACAGGAATTTCGGCTGCGTAACAAGCGCAAGCTGATCACGTAACGGCGGCTCTCGCTGTTAGCCCATTTGGGCAAATACTATCAACCGACTAAAACAGGAGCCTACCTAATGGCTAATATCAAAGAACTGCGGGAGCAGGCAGCAAAAACGCTGACCGAAGCCCGCTCTATGCTTGACGGCATCAACGACAAGTCAACACCTGAAGAGCGCACCGAGGCAGAACAATCTGTTGACAAGGCGCTTGAGTCTGTTCGCGAAACGGAAGCCCGCGCGGATCGTCTCGGCAAACTTGAGCAAGCCGAACAGCGCGAAGCTGATTATCGCGAAGCCGAAGAACGCAAGGCACGTGAAGACAAGCGCCCCGGCGTTGACGCTGGCGTCTCCACCAGCGGCGGCGACGGCCCATCTTATCGCAGCGCATTTGCGAAATATGCGTGCGGTATGGGCGACGATCTGACCAGCGAAGAACGCTCTATTCTGCGTTCTGGCGTTAATTCGGAAGCGCGCGCGCAAGTCGCGGGCACTGCCACAGCGGGTGGCTACACTGTACCAACTGAGCTAATGAACGAAATCGAGATTGCTATGAAGGCATCCGGCCCGATGTATAGCTCGGACATTTGCCGCGTTATCAATACGCCAAGCGGCAACCCAATGACCTTGCCAACAATTGACGACACAGGGTCAACGGACGAAGCTCACACCGAAGCGGGAACGGTTACGGATGACGGCGGCAAGGATGTCACCGTTGGACAAAAGACCTTGGGCGCTCACGCGTACAACACCGAATGGGTCCGTTGGTCTTGGGAGCTTCAAAGCGACTCAGACTTCTCTTGGGAGGGTATCCTTGGAGAATTGCTTGGTGAGCGCATGGGGCGCGGCGGTAACAACCGCCTGACAACTGGTACAGGCTCAGGCCAGCCGAACGGTATCGTTACGGCGTCCACTTTGGGCAAAACCGTAGCAGGCACGGCGGCAATTACTGCTGATGAAATTCTCGAATTCATCCACTCAATTGATCCCGCTTACCGTGCCTCACCAAAGGCTCGGGTCATGTTCAACGACAGCACGCTCCTTGCGCTGCGAAAGCTGAAAGACGGCGACGGCAATTATTTGCTGCGTGAGGCACCAGACGGGTCCGGTCGTTTGATGGTTGGTTCCGTTTCCGTCCCTTACTCCATTAACCAAGCGATGGACTCTCTTGAGGCGTCGAAAAAGGTCATGGTCTATGGAGACTTTGGCAAGTATTTTGTGCGGAAAGTCGCTGCCCCAACGATGTTTGTTGCGCGTGAACGTTTTGCGCCTGACCAAGGCATCCTTGGCCTGATTCGCTTCGACGGTGAGTTGTCCAACACGGCAGCAGTTAAGCACTTGATCACAGCCGCATCATAAACGGCTTATGGAGGGGGCAGTTATCTGCCCCCTTTGCTAAACCGTTGGAAGGAAACGACATGCAAGTTAAATTATTGATTGCTCGCGCTACGGCAAAGGGTTCTCAAAATCGCGGCGATATTGTTGAGGTTTCCGACAATGAAGCTGTCCGCATGATTGAGGCAAAGCAGGCCGAGCCAGTGCGCGTTGGTAGCGCGCCCGAGAATGCCACCAAGCGCACCAAGCACGAGAAGGCCAGCAAGTGACCACTAAGCGCACCACGCCCCCCGCTTTAACGCCGATCAGCTTGATCGAGGCTAAGGCGCACGTCCGCGTTGATAGCACTGACGACGACACGCTTATCACGGGCTTGATCGCGGCTGCGGTCGCGCATCTTGACGGGCAAGGGGTGCTGGGGCGCGCGATGGTCACGCAATCATGGGCGCAGTGGGTAAGTCAAACGCCGGGTTGGGTTCGCTTGACCGTTGGCCCGTTTCAAACCCTCACATCGGTCGAGTATTACGACGTTGACAACGCTTTGCAGACAGCAACGCTATCCGATTTTGAAATCCGGCTTGATGGCGACTTTGTTATCATCAAACCAAAAGAGGACAAGGTTTGGCCTCCAGCATTTTTGCGCCACGACGCGATTAAAATCACATACGTTGCGGGTTTCGGTGACGCGGCAACGGACGTTCCACAAAGCATCCGCCAAGCCATGCTTTTGCTGGTCGGTCACTGGTACGAAAACCGCGAGGCTGTGGCTGAAAGTAATTTCAAGGAATTACCGCTTGCATTTGAATCGCTAATCGGCTCCGAGCGCGTGGGCTGGTACGGATGAAGGGCGCGGGCAAGCTAGACCGGCGCATTCAATTTCGCAGGTATTCGGAAAGCGACGACGGGTTTGCAATGGTTAAAGGGTGGTCTAATCATGGATCGCCAGTGTCCGCACACAAAAAAGACATAAACGACGGCGAGCGCATGCGGGCTGATGCTGTTTCTGCTACTCTCACGGCGCGTTTTGAGGTTCGGTCGTCTGTATTTGTAAGGGCGTTGACGGCCAAAGATGCTTTGACTTACAACGGCGTGACTTTTGCTATATACGGCATTAAGGAAATAGGCCGCAACAACCGGCTTGAAATCACGGCAGGCGCAGAGGTCGACAATGGCAACGGTTGAAGCCACTGGATTTAAAGATCTTGAAATGGCCCTTGAGGAACTGAGCAAATCAGCGGGCAAGGGCGTGCTGCGGCGTTCACTTATCAAGGCAGCGCAGCCTATTGCGGATGTTGCATCGTCTCTTGCCCCAGACGATCCAAGAACCACGTCCGAAGATTTGCACCGCGAAATATCTGTAAGCACTAAATTGTCTAAGCGTGATAAAAGCCAGCATCGCAAAATGTTTCGAGACGATAGGGCGGCAATTGAAGTTTTTGTTGGGCCTTCAACTAAAGCGTATCCGCAAGCATTGTTGCAGGAGTTTGGAACGGTTAATCATCCGCCGCAGCCTTTCATGCGCCCGGCTTGGGACAGGGAAGCGCATCCGACACTTGACAGGCTTGGGCAAGAGGTCTGGTTAGAATTAGACAAATCAATCGCTCGCGCCGAACGCAAGGCCGCACGCAAAGCGGCGAGGGGATAGGAGATGGAAGAGGAATTTCGCGCCATCCTAACCGCGTCAACGGCGGTCACAAATATCGCACCATCAACGCGAATTAACTTTGGCGAACATCCGCAAGGCGCGGCTTTCCCTGCCATTGTATTGAACACGATTGGCGACAACGCGGGCCACACACTCAAGGGCAGCGACGATCTTTTTATTGGCCGCGTGCAAGTTGACTGCTATGGTATGACATACGGTGCCGCAAAGATGTTAGCACGGGCTGCGCGGGACGCACTCGACGCTTATCGGGGCGGAGATTTTTCAGCAATCTTTCATTCTGGATCGCGGGACTCGCGAGAGGGCGGAAGCAACGAAGCCGAACGGCCCTACCGCGTATCACTAGACTTTATTACAAATTGGAGCGACTAAAATGCCTGCAACAACAGCCGACATCGGCTATGACTCATCCTTTGCAATCGGCGACGGTGAAAGCACAGAGGCCTTTGTATTGGTGGCAGAAGTCACATCTATCACACCCCCAGGCAGGTCGCGCGGCGCCATCGACGCCACGCACCTGAAAAGCCCGGACGAATACATGGAATACATCGCGGGCATGGCCGAAGCAGGCGAGGCCACAATTGGCATTAACTTTGTGCCGTCTCACACTGACGTTCTTGTCACGTCGTTTGAAGCCAAAAAAGGCAACTTTCGGATCTTGTTCCCGAATGGCGTCAAGTTGACTTTCGCGGCAATCGTCACAGCCTACGAATTTGGCGAATTGTCGTCTGACAAAATGACCGCGACATTCACTGTCAAGGGCACCGGTAAGGCTACCTTGGAAGCGTCAGACTAATGGCTAATCGTTTTAAAGGGGAGGCTACCGTTCAAGCGAACGGTAGCACCTACACACTGCGTTGTGACTTCAACGCGATGTGTTCATTTGAGGACGCGACGGGCGAAGACGCCCTGACCGTTTTTGGTCAGTTTGAAACGGGCAAGGTTAGCGTCAAGCACATGCGTGCAATGATGTGGGCGTTTATGCTAAAGTACCAGCCCGAAGCCACACTTGAGGAAGCTGGCGAACTTCTTAGCGATAATGTTGACGCATTGATGGACGTTATCGAAGCATCCAGCCCAACAGCAGACGAGGCTAAAGGCTTGGGAAACGGACGGAAGCCGACGAAAGTAAACGCGGCGGCTTAAATTATCTTGACCTGCTGCAATCGTATGTTGCGGCGGGCTTTAATCCATCGGATTTCTGGGGATTAAACCCGCGCCTTTACTTGTCCCATATGCGCGGGGCGGGTGATAGGTTGGAACGTGAACACAGGGATCGGGCTTGGCTGGCTTGGCACGTTGAAGCGTTAAGCCGTCAAAAGACACTACCGGACGCGGAAACGTTCATAACGGGTAAGGCTGGCAAACCAACGCGCCAATCTCCCGAAGTTCTCCAGGCAATGGGCATGGCATTGGCTAAGGCTTGGGGCGCAAAGGAAATATAAATGGCACAATCTGTTATCGGTTCTCTGCGCGTAAATCTTGGCCTTGACAGCGCTCAATTTCAGCGCGGGGCGAGGCGCGTAGAAACTCCCCTTGCTCGAATGAAAAAGCAATTCATGGCGGTTGTTGGCGTTGCGGCGGCAATGGGAACGGCTATCGCGGCGGCTGCGCTTATGGGCGCAAAAGAAATTGACCGAGTGGCAAAGGCTGCGCGGCGTTTAGACTCGTCTATCACAGGGTTTCGCGCGCTTGAGTTGGCGGCTGATGAGGCAGGTGTCAGTCTTTCCGGCATGACTAACGACATTCAAACCATGAATCGCGAACTTGCCAGCATTGGCACGAGCGGCAACGGGGCGAGAGCGCTTGAGGCTTTAGGGCTGTCTATCGATGACCTAGAAGGCAAAGACGCAGACGAAAAACTTGCAATCATTGCGGACCAAGTGCAATCGCTGGGCCTTTCGGCTGGCGAAACCACGGCTATTCTGCGCGACTTGGGCGTGCGAAATCGTGAAATGGCGCTGCTCGTTTTAGGTGGCGGCGATGCTATCCGGGGCGCGCGGGCCGATATTGAGGATTACGGCCTTGCGATTTCCGACGTTGATGCAAGCCGGATTGAAGGTGCAAACGATGCATTGGGGCGGCTGGGATTGGTCACTACATATGTAGGGCAACAGCTTGCTATTGCGTTAGTCCCTGCAATGGGTCGGCTTGCTGAGGTAATGACGGAAAGCCTGCGTGCTGGGGGATTATTGCGTGAGGTTATTGACGGCTTAGTTGGTAATTTAGACCGCCTTGCCGCGATTTTGTCCGTTGCTGTTGTGGGGTTTGGAGCCCGCTACGTTGCTGCATTAGTTGCCGCGCGTATAGCTACAGGTCTGTTGACTGGCAGCATGGTGGCTTTAAAGTTAGCTATTGCCAGAACGGGCATTGGCCTTCTCATTGTTGGCGCGGCTGAGTTGGTTGTTTTGTTTGGCCGCTCTGCATCGGCGGCAAGAGAATTCAAAACGGCATTAAGTGAAGTTCTTGGCGTTCAAAACGCGCTAGCAACTGCAACAGAAACCTTTTATAATGCGGTAAATCGCCAAAACCTTGACGCCATGTTGACGGCGGCGGAAAACGCACGCGATGTTATAAAAGCACAGCTTGAAGTTGCCCGCGCCGAACTTGAAGCTGCCTCTTTTTTCACAAATTTCTTTGGTGCAAGCCTTGGTGAAACTGCCAGAATGGCAGAAGCAAGATCGGCAATTCAAAAGCTTAATGGCGCTCTGTTCGACGCAGAGGTACGCCTATCTGTGGCAGAACACGCGGCAGATAATTTTAAAGCAACGGTGACTGATCCAAGAATTCCCGATGGGCTTAGGGTTGCCGCTGTAGAGGCTGGGGCATTAGTTCGAAACCTTGAGGCCGCGGCGTCTGCAATTGCTGGAGTGCGGGCAGCGGTTGGCAATCTTGGGATTAATACTATTGGGCTAAACGCTCAAAATCAGGCATTGCAAGCGGGCAACGATTTGCTTGATGCGCGGGCTTCGGCTTTAATTGCTCAACGTCGTGCGGAATTAGAAAGCGCCTTTTCTGGTCCTGACGGCGCGGCGAATGATGCACGTCGCCAACTTGAGGCTTACACTAAAGCTGTCAATGTCGACACAGAAGCACAACGGCTAAATGCAGAACTTACTGCGGCGGCAAATCAAGTCAGGACAAGCGGCGGCGGCGGTGGTGGCGGTGGTGGTTCTAGCCTGGTCGATGAAGTTGAAGTTGTCATCCCAGCAATTGACACACTCACAACCAAAGCCCACGCGCTAAAAGACGCAATGGGCACAGTTAAAAGCGGGTTTAAATCTGCGTTTGACGGCATTGTCACAGGTTCGAAGTCAGTCAAGGAAGCCATTGGCGACATACTCAAGGGCTTTGCTGACATGCTTATGAACCGTGCTTTCCAAACTATTTGGAGCGGCGGTGGTGGCGGTGGTGGCTTGGGCGGGGTACTCGGCGGCTTTATTAGCAGCGTCATCCCCGGCTGTGCAAACGGCACCAGAAACGCGCCGGGCGGCATGGCAATGGTTGGCGAGCGCGGGCCGGAACTTGTCAACCTGCCACGCGGGTCGCAGGTATCGACGGCAAGCGACACGCGGCGCATGAGAGGCGGACGCGACAGCGGCAACATGGATGTGCGAGTTTACGTTGATGAAAACGGCAACTGGCAAGCCAAAGTTGAGCAAATCAGCAACGATGCTGTGCAGCGCGCTTCCCCTAGCATATCTGCCAACGCCGTGTCGCAATCGAAGGCATCATTTAGAAACAGCAAAGCGGGGTGGTCGCCATGACCGTAGACGTAATTGCGTGGCCGCCGTTCCAGCTTACGGGCTGGGAATTGGCGGACGTTATCCCGCAATCAAGATCGGTTGGATTGATCGAGGGTCGCGCGCGCACATCATCGGCGTTGCGGCCCCGTCGCGTGGCGACGGCAAACGTGTCAGGCATCGGCACCAACTTAGACGGCGCGGGCTATGTGCGCATGCTTAACAAGCAGTGGGCCGGATCGCCAAACCTCACGCGCGTCGTTTGCATGTCATCGCTTTGGCACCTGTCACGGTCTGGGCAGGACTTGCGCAACACAATCATAACTTGGACGGACAGCGGGACGGATATGCTATGGACGGACAGCGGGACGGATATGCTATGGGGCGATGGCGCTTATGCGTTGTCTGGCGCACCCTTGACTGAAGGTGGCTATTACGGCCTAACGGTTTCAGGCTTGCCACCTTCGCAGATTATCGCGCGCCCGTCCGAACTTATCAGCGTGACCGACGGGGCGACAACAGAAACCGCCTATGTGATGAGGACGGAAACTTCAGACGCGTCGGGCGTGGCGACTATCCGCACGGACAAGGCAACAGCGTTCACGTTGACCGGGCTTGTCAGCATTGGGCACGGTGAGGACATCGTATTCGAAGCGCAGGGCGTGCCAAGGGCGGTGCAAGGGGTCAACGCTGCGTTTGGTTTTCAATGGGACTTCCGCGAGGTGTTCGCAGATGAATACGCGGGCGGCTTTGTAGAGGTTAACCCATGGCATTAACTCGCGGCGCAACGGCGGGCCTAATCACGGACCTTGGCGGGCATTTTTACCCCGTATTGCTAACCTATGCAGATTGGCCGGGCGAAACGATCCGCATTCATACAGGCGTCGGTGATCTGTCTTGGGACGGCCACACGTGGGCGGGTGCGGGCAAGCTGGTGCAATTCCAAGCGCCACAGGAGGCGGGCGGGCTGGCCACGTCGGGCGCAAGCGTTCGGGTTGCGGCAACTGTGGAGGATATGCTTGCGGAGCGCGGCAAGGTCATTCGCGGCAAAACGCTAACCGTTTGGTTTGCCACCACGACAACAGCGTGCGGCAACGTGTTGAGCCAAGATCCGGTTGAGCTATTCACAGGATATTTTGACAGCCGCACGGGCATGTTATCGCGGGCAGATGGCGGCTTTGCAAATGATATGGTTTTAGGCGTTGGCGTTGGCCCGTCCGCGCGGTCGTCGGCTGCAATCACTCATGGATATGAGGACCAGATATCCAAGTTTCCCGGCGATACGGCGGGGCGGCACGTCCAGAACGCCAGTCGCAACAAATACAATCCCAAGTCATGGCCGGAGTAACGCCGCAAGCTGCATTCAACGCGGCCTTGTGCCACTTGCGCACGCCTTTCGCATGGGGGCTGCGTAGCGACTGCACTGCGGCATGTGAGGCGTTTAGGTTGCTGCATGGCGTTGATCCCCTTGCGCAATGCGGGGCAATCTATACGACGGCATTGGGCGCGGCGCGGATACTGAATCGGGCGGGCGGTTATCTTGAATGGTGCCGGAATACTTTTGACATGCCAGAGACCGACGAGCCTCGACCGGGTGATTTGGCTTTAATTGTGAGCGCTGATTCTTTAGGGTCGGCATTATCAATCTGCATCAATCGCGGTGAATACGCTAGCAAGTCGGAGCTTGGAATGACAATCTGTCGCGCTGATATTTTAGGGGGCTGGTCATGCCGTTTTTAGCCCCGGTCATTGCAGCCATTTCGTCGGTCATTACAGCGGTGGCAGGTGCCATCGGCTTTGGTGCGGCTGCCTCTGCTGCAATTGCTTCCAGTCTTATTCAGTTCGGCGTTTCCGCCCTGATCAACGTGGCAATTTCCGCTATATTTGGTGACAAGCAGGCATCGGCTCAAGAGATATCGGCAAAGCTGGCGCAACCTAGTACCGCGCCGTCTTATCGGTTTGTATATGGCGACACGCGCGCAACGGGAACGCCAGTAGGGACGCCAGTAAAAGGCAGCAACCTATGGGGCGCATGGATACTCAACTCTAGACCGTCTGACCTGTCCAGCTTTACGCTTTATTTTGATAAGCGCGAGGTTGTTTTGACGGGTGACGCGTTTGACCTAAGCGGTGTGGGTGCGAC